AGGCGGCGCTACAGGTGCAGTAAGCGCAGCAGCGGGCGGTCTCGGCGGCATTCTAACCGCGCTCGGGTAAACATAAAAAGGGGTAATGTATGAATGATATGAGCCAAGCGGGTTTGGTATTGCAGGGTCTTAGCGCTGGATTACAGGGGCGCGGAGTGGAATTTGGAAACAGTCTAGCTGAACGTGATGCGCTTGCTCAGCGAGGCAATGTAGCGGCAGGTAAAGAGCAGCGCCTGCAGGCTGGGGCCAATCAGGAGGCGGATTTGGCTCGCATGAAGACAGTTTTTACTGATTCAGCCGCTGGATTAAAGTTTGGTAAAGATGATCGATGGGACTTGGTTAGCAGGATCGCAGTTAACCGCGCTGAAAGTGCTAATGAGCAAAACTTCCCAGGTGTAGACTTTAGCGGGACAAGGAGAATAGCCCAGAAATCCATACTTGCAGCGCAGGGTGACAAGACAGCGCAGGCCGAGCTACTCAAAGAGTTCAGCGATAACGTGATGATGGGGAGAGAGTTAAACATTTTTGACCCAGAACCAGGTCCAGAGCTTATCAAGGGTGGAGATATCAGCAAGGCGGGGCAAGTCTCTTACATGGATGCAAAGGGCAATCTGGTAGCGAAGGATATTAAGGGCTTCAAGATTGGTGATGGTACCGACAATGAGAAAATCGGCGCATCAGCGGTTACTCGCGTTTATGACAATGGAACTATCACCCAGGCGCTTAGGAATGGCGATACACGAGTCACAAATCCAGAAGGTGTTATTGTTACCGGCGAGGATCGTCTAGCGGTACTGCGAGCTGCGCGGGAAGAGGAAATATCCTTTGCTGCGTCCAAGGCCGGACGGACAGAGGCCGCTAAGAGCTCCATTAAAACCTCCGATAAATACTTTGATCGGATTGACAAGATTCGGCCCGCTATCGCCAATATTGATACTGCAATCAAGGCCATTGATGACGGGGCTTCTACTGGTGTATTTATGAGTATGTTGCCAAGCTTTAGGGCCGCATCCAAAGAACTGGATAATGTTCAAAAGCGCATGGGTTTGGATGTTATTGGGAGTACTACGTTTGGAGCCCTATCTGCTGGCGAGCTCGCTTTGGCTGTTAGCACTGCGCTGCCCACCAATATGGACCCGGCGGAGCTTAGGGGCTGGCTAGTCGACAAGAAAGAATCTCAACAGAAGCTGTCTAACTACATCGAAGAGGCCGCGATATTCCTTGGGACACCAGGCGGAACCCCAGCGAAGTGGGCAGCGATGCAAAAAGAGAAACAAGCGAGCGCGCCACCAGCACAAAAAGGCGGAGGATCACAAGAAGGCCAGACAGCAACTAACCCGCAAACGGGTGAAAAACTGATATTCCAAGGCGGGCAATGGGGTCCAGCATGAGCGCACAACTACCTGAAGGGTTTGTTATTGACGAGCCTGCCGCGTTACCGCCTGGATTTGTCTTAGACTCGCCAGAGCAAGCGGAAAAGCCTGACAGCTTTCTCGACAATACTCGCGCTGTGCTAGCGGAAGCTGGCGCGGGCGCTATGCGTGAGGCGGCGGGCTTAGTTGATTTTGTGGTGCCTGACACTGTGAACGCGGTTATGAGTTTGGCGGGTTCAGATAAGAGAATGCCCACACTTACAGATTCCCTTGAGGGTATCGGTATTCAGGGTGGGTTCATGGAGCCAGGAACAGCGCAAGATGCTGTTAGGGGCGCAGGACAGGCTTTGACGATGGCGGGCGGCTTCGCACCAGTAACCCGCAATGTTGCAAAGATTCCCGGCGCTATTGCTGAGTTTGCGGGGATCGGAGCGGCTAAAGCTCCAATTCGGGCCGCGAGCGTATCACTTAGCCAGCAAGCACTCGAAAAGCTACCAGAAGCAGAGCAGGCGCTATTATCAGGCTCTGGCGATGTAATCACCGCGACTAAAAAACTCGACCCCAGCGCGCCCCTACAGGCTCCTAGAGCGATAACCGACAAAGTGGGTAAAGAGGCAGTAAAACAAGGTTTTGACGAGGGATTGATTGCACAGATTAAAGCATCACCCAAAAACGCTCGCAAGAAAATGGCGGCAATGGTCGACATAGTGGAAAAGGGTAAAAAGAATTTTCGCTATTCCGCAGAGAACCGCCCCTTGGACATAGCCGGAGACTCTGTATTGACCCGTGTAAAAGTCGTAAGGGAAGCTAACCGGGCTGCCGGGAACAGGCTCGACAGCACCGCGAAAGCCCTTAAAGGTCAACAAATAGACGTTACTACCGCAGTGGACGGCTTCTTAAAAGAATTGGACGGCATGGGTGTGCAGTTTAACCCAACGACTCGCGAACTCAACTTTAAAGGCTCAGACCTTGAGGGTGTAGTGGGACCGCAGCGCGTAATTAAGAATGTCATTACTCGGATGCTGGACACAAAAGCGCCAGATGCTTTCGATACTCACCGCATGAAGCGCTTTATTGATGAGCAAGTAACCTATGGGAAGAATGCCCGAGGCCTGGGTGGTAAGACTGAGAATATCCTGAAATCTCTACGCCACAACCTCGACTCGGTATTAGATGAGAATTTCCCCGCATACGACAAAGTAAACACCGAATATGCCCAAACTATCGGGGCTCTCGATGCGCTTCAGGACGTTGCAGGCAAAAAGATGGACTTCTACGGTGAAAATGCAGATCAAGCTATAGGCACACTAACCCGCAGACTGCTTAGTAACGCGCAGTCTCGAATCCCACTAAAAGACGCCATAAAGAAGCTTGACGATGTGGCGCAAAGGTTTGTATCTGGTGGGACAGATGTAGTCCCGTTCGGGCATATCACCAAGCGCAGTGGTGTGAAAGCCTCCGACCTTGATGACGACATTATGGGGCAAGTGATGTTTGTCGACGAACTCGAAAAGATGTTTGGCACCAACGCTAGAACCTCACTGCAAGGCGATGTTGAGAAGGGTGTGCGTACTGGCATCCAGGGCCCTGGTGCTATCGCGGTAGAAGGCGCGGTAGCTCTGGCCAAAAAGGTGCAAGGTGTCAACGAAACTAACGCAATGAAGGCGCTACGCGAACTATTGAAGGAATCTAAATAATGTCCAGAATACTCGATATTGGAACCCAGTTTTTTGACGCTAACGGTGCGCCATTGAGCGGAGGGAAATTAAACTTTTACGACACTGGGACCACCAACCGGAAGACCACTTACTCGGATGCCGCCTTATCAAGCGCAAATGCTAACCCGGTCATACTTGGAGCAGACGGCGTTCCTCCTGATATATTTTATGCAGGCGATGCCAAGGTTGTTTTGACGGACTCGGCAGACGTTCAACTGCGAACTATGGATCCGGTAGACTCTTGCTGCTACACAGCCCCGAGCGGTGGCGGTGGTACTGCTTACTGGACGTTTGATCTCGCAGAAAAGACGGCAAATTTTACTCTAGTTGCAGGCAACTTTTACTTTATCGACCTATCCGGTGGGGCTTTATCAGTAACCCTGCCCGCTAGCCCAACAGCAGGCGACAGGGTGGGCATTCGGATATCAGACCTAGATATAAACTACACACTAACGCTGCTTAGGAACGGCTCACCTATTGAGAGGCTGGCAAGTAATTACACGCTTGAATGGGGATTAGGGCAAAACGGCGTCGAACTCATCTACCTGAACGCGACTGCTGGCTGGATTATCTACACCAACCAGTATCTGCCGAATCCCACGTAATGCAGCAACCAATTAAAGGAAAGACCATGCCGGACGATGTAACAAACAGGGTCATAAGCAAGCTAGTGTCAGTGGAATCACTGGTGCTACTGGTCGCGGTTAGCGTGGCCTATGGAACCTTGAGTACTACCGTAAAGGCACTGGATGAAAAAGGGGCGGCTCACGCAACTCTACACGCCAAAGATGTGGTGGAGATCAAGTCTGAGCAGTCGGCTAACACCAAGTCACTAAACACTGTGACGGGCAAGATTATCCTTATTGAGAATAATCTTCAGCACTTGAAGGAAGCTCAAGACCAGTTAAAAGCCGACAACAAAGAGATTCTTACAATACTACGGAATCAATAGGAGGGAACATGGCACCAGCAGTACTAACGCTAATCACAAGCCTCTTCAAGCCAGCGGCTGAACTTATTGACGACCTTCATACTTCATCTGAAGAGAAAATAGACGCTAAGACGAGGTTGCTAGAAAGTCAAAGCGAAGTAACTATGAAGTTCCTCGATTACGAGGCTCGGATGCTGGAGATGAAGGGCAGTATCGTGCAGGCAGAGGCACAGTCAAAGCACTGGCTTACCGCCACATGGCGGCCCATTACCATGCTGACGTTTTTATTCTTGGTGCTCATGGATAGCTTCGGCTTCCTACCGTCACCACTGAATGATGAGGCGTGGATGCTCCTGAAGATCGGGCTTGGTGGGTATGTTACCGGGCGCAGTGCTGAGAAGGTTGTATCAACAATGACGAAAGTACCGAGGTAGTAATGGGCGACTTATCCACACACTTTAGCCGTCACGAATTTGAGTGTTCGTGTAATTGTGGCTTCGATAGCGTCGATTATATGACGCTTATTATCCTTGAAGATGTGCGGGAAAACTTCGGCAAACCAATCACAGTAACCAGTGCTGCAAGGTGTTTTGAATGGAACCGGGTCCCAGCGTCCAAAGGGGGCCCAGGAAGCAACGATAACTCGCAGCACCCACTGGCAAGGGCGGTAGACTTTGTGGTGGCTGGAGAGAACCCTAGGGACATTCAATCGTACCTAAAGACGCGATATCCAGATATATACGGGATCGGCAGCTACTCAAACTTCACGCACTTGGACACGAGGACTAAAGGCCCGGCAAGGTGGCAGAGCTAATACCCTACTCCCCTATATCAGTAGAGATACATTTCACTCTCCGGTTAGGCATTGTTTAGGGCTGCTTTGAGGTTGTTGTAGCCGCAGGTGCAACTCTCAATAGTTAGTCCTCTCCGGCAGTTGGCGGCATGTCCTATGCGGGCACTATAAGCCGGTGCAGTCTCTCGGAGCTTGTCGTTCTCTACTACTTGAGCATCATTCTGTCTACACCACAGATTTTCAGCATCTTTGTATGCGGATAAGTTGGATTCCAGTTCTGCTAAACAATCTTTCAAGTGCGCGTTATCATGCATCCAATCTTCTACCAGACTATCAAGGCGCTCGTTCTCTGCTTCAAGTTCCGCTATGCGCTTATCTCTAGCCTTGATTACCTCCGCCTGAACCACGATAGTACCCAGCGCAGTTAATGGGCTTTGTTTTAGCATTTCCAGATTCCAAGTCGCCTCTGTTACTTCCGAGGTGAATGACAACTTTGGTGTTTCGCCGGTAAAGTTTTGGTTGGTCATCTCATCTATCTCCTATGGTGTTAAAGACCTAAAATCTTCTTAAGGGCATTGCCTTCTGGGGTATCTCCCAAATCGTTGCGAAGCATTTGCTCATCCAGATCATCGCACTCTTCGTCAAACTCCCCGCTTTCAATCCGCCTAGCTAGATCAATGTGGCCGTACTTTCTTAGCATTTGGGATGATGCCATTTTCCCGCAGACATACTTCCTGTTCTTATAATCGTGGTATTCACCTGCCTTCGCCTCTTCGATCATGAAGTTAATTTCAGCAGACTCTGGCAACTTCTCAAGTTCTTCGACTAACTCGATCATTGTGTTCTTTCTCATGATAACGCCTTCCGCGCCTTCTTTCGGGCTTTCTTCTGTGCCTTGCGTGCCGATCTACGCTGGCTAGCTACTAGGCGCTTGCCATTGCCGCCTGAGCCTCGATAGGACGTGTCAGGCCTACCTGAAGCCTTCTCAAGGTGATCGGCGAACGACTTCAGCGACTGCTCGTGATCCATTGTTTTCTTGAGGTCTTTCATATAGTCGTCGTCAATCAGACCCATTTTCGCTAGTTGGTACATGTCCTGCATTTCTATCTACTCCTATGGTGTTGTATAAATTTATGCTGATTCAAGCAACCGAATAAGCTCTTCAGCAATCAGGTCTAGTTCTGCTGACCTTGCTGACTCTGCTGCTGACCTTGCTGACTCTGCTGCTGACTCTGCTGACCATGCTGCTGACCATGCTGCTGACCCTGCTGCTGACCATGCTGCTGACTCAATAATTACACCAGCTAATTCACTAGCGTGCAGTTCTATACACTGGTCAATGGCGGCAATAACAACCCCGCGAACCTCACCATCTAAATCTTTCAGGGCGGCGGTTCTTACTTTATTACGGTTCAGGATAAACAGGTTTATATGATTTGAGACTTTAGCTAAGTCAGCTCCGGGCTTAATAGCATTGAGAAACCGCAGAGACAGAGTTGGCCATACCTCAGCGCTAGTGCCTTCGTGCAGGGTATCGAGAAGCCTTGCTATCCCTTCAGGAACGCCAAGCTCACTCTCGAATTGAGTGTGGCTGTAATTGTTTAGAGTGCAGCCAACAGCGCATCCCTTGCCGTTCTCAAAACCAGTGCCGCGTATCAGCTCGTCTGCGTCCATATGAGCCTGCATTCGGTTAACGTAGATATCTTTTACTTCTTGCTTTCCGTGATATGCGATCATTTTCTCTTACTCCTATGGTGTTGTGGACGTTGCTGGCGGGGATCGAACCCGCGTCCTTCATCGGCCTAAACCTGCTGAGATTCACACAGCCGCTCTACCACTGAGCTACAGCAACGATGATTGTTATCTACTCCATTTCATTAAGACTAAACCCACCAGCAGCAACAACAGCGTACCGGGTACAGGTACAGAGCTAGAGTTATCAGTAGGTGGGAAGTACGGCGTTACAGGTATGCAAGGCGACACGACAATACCACCAGTGCAGGGGTTGTAGCCCGACAAGTGATCGAAGTCTGAGACTTTAGGTATGTACACGATTTGGTATGTCATATCAAAAAGGAATATCGGAATTGTCGAAGTCAGGGGCCAGTGCAGCCTTGGCTTGCTCCATACCCTTGTCATAGCCCTGCGCTGTCTGAGCGTCTGATTCACCTTTATAGAACACACGGCAGTTGCCCAGTATCGGAGTCTGCACCTTTTGCTCGCGCTCCTCTTTAGAAACGCTCTGGCTAATAAAGCCGTGGTTCTCGTACTGGTCAACAACATCTGTATCGATGAATGTTGTTAGATCGAGGTACGTGCCTTTCTCGCCTTTGAATAGACGCTCTTTGAGTATCTTTGTAACGTCGATTTTTACTGATATTCCGATTTTCATTATTATTCCTTAGTAGTTGATTTGTATTGCAGGTACTGAGTTTTTCGCTATTGCGCTCACGACGGCCTTTGCCTGGTCTACCGGAAGCCCTGCAAGTTTTACCAGTGCAGCTACAGCGGCGTTATTGGTCTTTGCGCGGTGCTTTTTATTGGCTTCTCGTTTTGCGGTAGCGGCTTGCTCTTCTTCTAATTGTTGGGCAGCGGCTGCAATAACGCGCTCCGCCTCGGCTTTTGCCTTCTGCTCTGCCGCGCGTACAGCCTCGCGCTTTGCATCTTCTGCGCGCTGGGCTACATCTAAAGCCTCCTGCTCGGCCCTCTTTTTTGCTTCTATGGCGTTCTGCTCGGCTTGGATAACAGCCTGCTCTGCAATCGCTTTTGCTTGGCGCTCTTTTGCAATCTGAGCGGCGGCTGCATTTTCGGCGCTGGCTTTTGCTTCGGCTGCTATCGTGTCTTCACGATCTTTCTGTTCTCGATTGGCTTTTTCCTGTCTGAGTTTTTCGAGTTCTGCTTGCTCTGATTCCTGAGCCATTACTTGCGCCAAAAATTCGTTTAGAGATTCCAGGCTTTTCACTTTTGCGAAGGTCGCTTCAGCTTCGTAATGCTCAAAGGAATCATCGATGCTTACATTTTCAAGCTGATCTATACGCTCTTTGATGTACGATGAACCAGGGGTGTAATCGACAAACAAAGCCAGTGATTTAATCGCCTCAACTCTACCCATAAGGTCCTGCTCTTTGGCTTCCAGCATCGCTTCATGTTCAGCTATTTGGCTTTTTATGCTGTCTTGAACCTCAAGAAGCCCGTCTTTAATCCGTTTGCGCTCACCATCTAAAAGGTCCACTTGATCCTTGAGTGGCATCTTTACTGCCTTGTGTACGCTGTCCAGCCTAGATATTGTTTTTCCAATAGAGAGCCTGTCAGATCGCGCCTGCTTGTCCTGGTCGGGGTTTGTTAAATCGTAGACCACGCCCTCATACTTGGCTTTGTACTCTGCCAGATTCGACTCGAATTCATTAAATTCAACGATGTTATTGGATGAGTGTTCTATCTTCTGTGCATCTTGTGCGCTCATTGCATTGCTCCTAGTGTGTTTAGAATTTCTGCTTTCTTGTCGTTTATTTCATTTACCAGAGACTCTAGCGTAGCGATGAATCGAGAATCCCTTTGTACTGTGACTAGCATCTTTGGCATATCAGGGTGGTAGCTTGCAAAGTCCCAAGTCTCCCTTTCGCACAACCACATGCATCCCTGCACCTGTGGTACGTAGGTGGCAGGAATTACTCCTTTACGTAGGTAGCCAACGTGAGTTTCTGCTTTGGGGCATTTAAACTCGACACCACTGATATCTGTTAGGCCGTCTGGTGAACAGCCAACTTGGCCATCATCGCGTAGAACAAACCCAACTTCTTTTACGTTATGGTCCGTCTGGAATTCGTACCAAGCGCGAGCTTCTGGCTCCAGTTCAGTACCGCGCTGCATATGGTCATTCGTAAAGAAATCAGCAGGCTTTCCCATTAGGGTTTCTGCTACCAAGGTATTTAGAAAACCGTCTATTTGGGTAGATTTCTTACCCGTACTTGTTATAAGTTTTCCGAAGTTTGACGCAGTTGGGATTCCAAGCCTTGCCTGTAGCCACTCGGAAGTACCTTGTTCAAAATCAAGAATTTTCATCGGAACTCTCCAGTACTATTTTCGTTTCTTTTTGGGTTAACATTTTGTCCGCCTTTGCATATTTAATGGCGGGCATAGCGTCAACATTTGGGATTGAAAGCGCGTAGCAAAACTTTTCAACATTGCTGTTTGTAAACTCAAGTCGAGCCTTAATGCCTGCGGCCTGCCCCGTGCTTATGAACTCTGAAGATATGCGAGCATCTATGTCCTCGTCTGCCGTGGTTAACCCTAGAGCGCCTACAAGCGAGTATCGCTGCAAGTAAGACACAGCAGACCCTCGCGCCTGAATTGTGTTTTTACTTCCGGTATCGTCGGGCTGCGCGGTCATTGTGGTTTTCTCTTGATGCCCAGCCCTGTGACTGACTATGCAGGTAACACTTATTAGCTCGCCTGTGTCCTGAATATCAAACCTGTATGAAAGCTGGCACTCCTCAATCACAGGCTTAATATTCTGGGCAATGTCTCCCAAAGTGGCGTACTTGTAATTATGGCCCTCAGTTTTCTTTTTGATGACTGGGACCAAAGCCTGGAATGTAGCAAAGGCGTCGAAGTACTGTTTGCGCGCTTCGGTAGCCTCCCATCGCTCTTGAAGATCCATAAGTTTGGAGAGTTTCTCCACGTCCATATTTTGCTCAACAGCAATCCGTATAAGGTCCGTAGGACCAGTGGTAACAACTGTCTCAGGCTTAACTGTTTCTACTTTCGCAACATCTCTCATAAATCTCTTCCTGTAAGTTTTAACACCAACTCGCGGCACAACCCGAAATATGTATCACAGCCCGCATAGCTGCCTCCTCCGGTTATCGTGGCATCCTTTTGGACGTATTCAACCTCAGTCATCACCTCGTTAATGCGCTGGTATATATTTTTATTGCTCATTGCTGAACCCTCACTGCGTTATAATTCAAAGCCTGCCTCTGACACTCCCTAGCAAACTCCCTTAGTTCTTTGTCTCGGTTATAGCGATCTACTCGGATAGTCATGATTGATCGCTCATGTCCGGCAAAGCCATAAGGCTTGCTATCTGCTCATCGACTTTTGTAATTGCTGCACTTGCCGCAGCTCGCATTAATGCCCTTTTATCCTCAAGACGGCCAATGACTCTAGGCAATATATCCTTAGCATCTGGCAGGGCGAAGGTGATTTCCTTCTGGCTAACCAGCGTGTATTCTGGCAGGCAATCCATAAAGACGTCGGAAGCCCTGTATTCTATTTCTGATTGCCCATCACGACATATAGCGTAAAAGTAAATTGTTTCTGTGCGTGTCTTATCCATTACCGTCCCCCTGGTTCTTCGTTAAGTTTTTCCCATACTTGGGATTCAATTTGTTCAATGTGGCTCGGCGTCATCATGTCGAAAATATCAATCCACCCTAGCCTTACCTTTGTGATTTCCAACTCAGCAGGCTCAGCTGGGTCTGTTCTAGTCTGATC